CAATTCGAAAATGAAAAAAACGATTGTTTTTTCTAGTAAGGCGGAAGCTTATTGGAGTGCAAATGACCATCATATTTTGCCTTGGGCGAATGAATATGAGCTGAATGGAGACGATGACGGGTTTCCCATATTGTGTTAAAAGTATATTATAATATACTTACTAGGGCAGCTGTTGACCCTAATATAATGGTGCTTACATATGCATAAGTAGTCGTTTCGTATAAATGTTTACAATGTTCTTTGTAATACTGATTGATGTCATTTTCAGAGGGTGGTTGTAGCATTGCGTTTTTTTGGTAGAATTTTTCGAAATTTTTAGGGGTGTAAATTTGTATCATATATTCTTGGGTTATATTGCTAACCAGTGAATTTACAAATGTTTCGTGACTAGAAAACGATTCGTTCATTCGTTTATAGGTGTCTATAATAGGGCACAGTGGTTTTTGAAAATCGTAATCTGTACTATGATAATATGGACGATGTTCTATGGTAATCAGGTTTGTTTTTTGCAGGTGGTATTCGTGAACTTTTTGTTGTGTTTCTTTTTTTGCATAGGTATATTTGACATATTCGTTTTTGCAATGATTTTTATCGTATTTGTATATATCGTTTATGGTAATATGTAAGGTGACGTCGTGTCGGTGTGTTGGATAATTTTTACTAGTATAAACATCGGATAAGAAAGCGTGCGAAATATTTTGTAACATATTATTTTGAAAATCTTCTTTGGTAATCTCATTCATTTCGTATAATTTGGTTTCGTCTATAAAGACTAATTCGCTTACTATAGGACATATTTGTTCTAAGAAGGGAGTAGTCACTAATTTGTTATAATAAATGCGGTCATTTATGTTTATGGTGGTTTTTTTCATAAGTTCATCATTATATTTGCGTTGATATATTTCACGTCTACGATTATTGTTGCGGATTTTATTTTTAAGTAGTTCTGCATCTGCAAAGATAAATACAGATGCAAAACAGAATAGTATAACAAGAGTATTGATAGTAGCGGTCATTTTTGAAATAGTGTCTTTTGATTGGTTATTCTTTGTAAGTTTTCAAATTTTTTATTCAATTTTATTTTTTTTTGTTTTTTGTTTTTTTGTTTTTCTTTTAGTTATTTTTACCAATTATTTTTTGCAGTCTTTTAAACCACAGTGATTCGTGGAAAAATTCACTCCATTTGGCAGTAATTAGTAACACAATGCCAAATAAAAATAACACGGTCTTTGTTTCACCAGTTACTACAACAGATGATTTCCTTGGATTAAATAAATAAAGTAATAAAATGGCCATAAAAAATACAAATACAAATTCGAATTTCTCTTTCCAATATACAATCTTTTTATCGAGAGACGAGTTTTCTTGTCCCTTTATTTTTAAATGTAAATGAGTTAAGGCCATCAAAATAAACCCTAATTTAATGACAAAAATTAGATATATAAAGAGTGTAAAATAGTCCATTTATATAATTCAACATTTTATTATAATCGTATTTTTATTATAATGTATGTATATAGAGTATATGCCTTGTTCTATTTCATGTATAATATCCGCGGTTTTTATTATTGGTATGATATATTTTTACAATGTGACTGATAAAAGCAAAATCGTAAAATTGTACAAACAACATTTACCAAGTGATTTACAAAAACGGTATGAAAAAATCGCTAAAGAGAGAATGAATATTAGTTATTATGGTTATGGCTGTGGTTTGTTATTGTCGCTATTTATTATTTTTTACAATGTTAAAATGAAGGGGATGAAGTTGAATACCTTTTCTCTCGTTTGTACCGTAATGGCGACCTGTTTTTTGACCAACTATTTCTTTTACATGCTTTATCCAAAGTCGGATTGGATGTTGAATCATGTGAATTCTCCTGAACAAGTAAAGGCTTGGTTACAAATGTATAAGGAAATGTCGTATAATTATCACGCTGGTTTAGCATTAGGAATTATTGGGGTTGGTATACTTGCATTTGCTTTTAGATGTTAGAGTGGTTTTTTACACTGGTAAATTGTATTATATTTTGTGTGATATTTTATATTTTATATATTTTTATATAATATATAATCATGGCAAGTAAAAGACGTTCTGGATTGGCGAATGATAGAAGAGCCTTTAATTATTATTATCCGAAAATTTCAGTGATATATCCTAAGAATGAATCTGTATGTCCTTCGATATCCTTAGATGATATTGCGACTTTGGTGGGCGCTACATATACATTAAATGCGAATACGACTCTTTTAGCATGCCAAACTTTACTTATTCCTAGTGGATATACATTCACTATACCAGGCGGATTAACGCTTACCAATTATGGTAGAATAAATAATAAGGGTACTATTACCAATAATGGTACAATTACCAATAATGGTTTTATTTATAATAACGGAATATTTACAAATGAGGGAATTAATTTGGTATTTGGCGGTATAATTTACAACAACGGCGGAACCATTAAAAATGAGGGTACATTTATAATTGGCAATCTTGCCATTCCTGGGGGTATAATTTATAACTATAACAATGGCACGATAACGAACAATGTCGTCACCTTTACAAACTATTCTACTTTGTATAATGCTAATGGTTCCAGCACTTGTGGAACAGGAATATTGAACGGAACTTTTCCTCCGACTGCTACAGGAACAAGTTGTCCTCCTTAAAAATTTACATTTATAGCAACGCAGATCAATTTGATTATAATAATTGTGATTACAATAATTATATAACTATAATATAATGACGACTAGAACATTTCCCAAAACAGTTATTTTATCTATTACAACACACGGAGAAATTTTATTAAACAGTCCTGTTACGGACCCCACCAAAATTACCTTTACTCCAAATGGTTTTCCCACAAATATTCCAACGTTTCAACTCGATTCTAGAATTAAGGAATTTTATAAATTCAATGCGGTTGCACCAGGGGTTATCAACTATGTAGAGGGTGACGATGAAATGGATGTATATGATATTGAACGCGCGCGCGATTTGGAAGAACTATTTAATGAATCTGGAGATGTTACGAAAATCAATTTAGGCATTAGACAATTTCTAAGTAATAATGATAATATACAACAAAAAAAACGATTGTATGAATATGCAGAAGAAATTTCCAATATAGTTAAAGAAGTGGCTAGCGCGGTTATTCCTGAAAAGAAACAAGACGAAAAAACAATGAAAAAAGAATTGGCTGGTGCGTCTTCTGACCCAGCAAAATTAGAAGAATTCATCGATATTGTTGAATATTTAAATTCACACGATAAATCTCAACTCCTGGTAAATGGTAAGGCGAAAGATGGTTATATGGTGAATAAAACGTATGTGTTAGGAAAAGACGATGTTTCGCCAAGTGGAGGAGAAGATTGGACCATTAGTTGTTTGAATTTCCCTTTTCTACAAGCAGATATTTTTAATGATATTTTAATTTGGAAAAACAGTGCTTTGCCAAAACCAGATAAAATACGTCTAAGAGGAGCTGAACGTGGTTCGGTTAGTTTAAAAGATATTACGGATTATTTAGCGGCGCAAGGTGTTACGCGTTTAATTATTGTTGATTTGACTTGTTCGCCATTTGCAGTAGATGACACTTATTATTCTGGAAAAATAACAAGGCGTTTTAGGAATGATATTTTAAGAAAAGGAATACCTTATGGAGGTAGAAAAACAAATAAAAAAGGTATAAAATGTATAAAAAGTAGAAAAAACAAAAATAGTACTCGGAAAAAATATTCAACTAAAATAAAAAATATTAAAACTATTCGTTTGAAAAGTATTTAAAGACAAATTAGTATTGTAATTTGTAAGGTTCCGTACAGCAATTATATCGCAAAGGTGTAAAATTAAAATTCTCTTTATTTTATAAAACTAAGGAACCTGTACCATATGCTTCGATAGCTCAGTCGGTAGAAGCGCACGGCTGTTAACCGTGAGGTCCTAGGTTCAAATCCTAGTCGAAGCGAAAATTATACAAAATATGTAAGTAAATAAATATGTAGTAAATAAACTTAAAAATATATTCTTAATGTTAATTATAATATGAATATATTTATTAAAACTCTTACTGGTAAAACGATTAATCTTGAGGTTGAGCCTGGTGATACTATTGATAATGTCAAGAGAAAAATTCAAGATAAAGAAGGTATTCCTCCTGACCAACAACGTCTCATTTTTGCGGGGAAACAATTAGAAGATGGACGCACTTTAGCAGATTTTAACGTACAGTCTGACTCAACACTTCATTTGGTCCTTCGGCTTCGAGGAGGGAGGTGTTTAAGTGTAATCTACTCGCTTTTAATATAAAATAACTTAAAGTATATTATTATAATATATATAAAATGAATAAGTGTATTAAGTGTAATAAAGATAAAGCAATTGAGTTATTTTGTGAAAACAAAAAACAATTCAAAACTTGTATTGATTGTAGAAATAAATGTCGTAATTGGAGAAAAAAGAATAAAGAAGTTATTTCTTTATACAATAAAACATGTAAAGAAAAAAAATATGACAATACAGAACTCATATATGTTTACGCAAAAAAAATTTCTGAAGAAGAATGGATTAAATTTGATTCACAATTAGAGGCAGCTAAAAAATTAGGACTTTATGCTCCTAATATTAATAAAGTTATCAAGGGTAGTTTAAAAACTACAGGCGGTTATATTTTCAAACAAGAAAAGGAAATATATAAAGCAAATAAAACCAGTTGGGAAAAAGTCAAACAAGAAAATAATATTGTAAATAAATGTAAGGGTCAGCCATCAAATCACCGAACTTTACATGAGACAATAGAAGGAGTTACTGGAAAGAAATGCTGTACATGTAAATATTGGCAACCATTAACAGACTATAATTATTCCAAATCACATTGGGATAATTTAAGAGTAGATTGTAAAAAATGCCTCATCGACTGGAGAAAAGAAAATAGAAAAATATTAAATGAAAAACATCTTGTATATGAAAAAAATAGAAAATTAAATGATGCTAAATTTAAGATTATTAAAACACTTCGCAGCAGATTAGGATGTGCAGTTAGAAGACAAAATTCACACAAAAATAACACTACAATTGAATTATTAGGTTGTTCTGTATCGTTTTTAAAAGAATTTTTGGAGTCCAAATTCAAAGATGGAATGACATGGAAAAATCATGGAGAATGGCACATAGACCATATTAAACCTTGTGCCTCATTTAATTTGCTTGATGAGGAAGAACAGAAAAAATGTTTTCATTACACAAATTTACAACCACTATGGGCTTCGGAAAATTTAAGCAAGGGTTGTAAATATATTGATGAAAATATTTAATCAACATTATTTCATGCAATAAATACACAATTTTTCATATAAAATTTGCTCGCTATTTTTTTCTATAATAAAGCAAAAAAATTGATATAATTTATTTATGTATATATTGATTATACATAAATTACTGAACACAATTATTACGATGAGTATTACTAATTTAATGAACGAATTTAACATTTCTAAGGAGGAATACATTGGATCTGTTATTTCTGATAGATTTATAGGACATGATTCTACAAATGAAATGATAACTAGACTGGAAAAATATGATATACCTACATTACAACATATAAAAAAAAGTCTACAAAAAGACTCTCAAGATTTGTATGAAAAAATAATGAAAAGACGTCATGCATACATTGACAAAGTTCGCAGAATTCATAAAATAAAAAAAGAACAAAACATGTTGAACGGTGCGAGTGAGTCTATCTGGATTGATTTTAGTGGTAATGGGGATGATACCGAAAATTTGGTTTGCGGCATGAATGTAATATCAAAAGGAATTGATAAAATAAATTTGATTATAGAAAAGAAAAAAGAAGCATTAGAGCTGGAAGAAAATAAAAGACAAAGAGATTATTATATTCATATGGCGGTGAATTTATTCGTGGTGGCTACTCCACTCATTGTAGGGGCAAAAATGTTGTTGTAGATTTGTTTGTTTATGGGTGTGTATTTGTATATTTGTATTTTTTATTGTTATTATTGTTTGTTGTTATGGTTTATCTTTGTTTTGATTTCATTTATTTTGGCGTTAATTTGCATAACCAAACTTCTAGCACATTCGCATAAATAGTCATAATCATTGGTTAAGTCTGTCACGATTTCTTCGATATCTTCTTCGTTTTCTTCGATGGATCCATTATCCACCGCATTATTTGGATGTATTTTTTCCAAATACTTCTCAAAAATAAAATATAAGGTTTTTATATTCATATTTATTATTTATATAGAATATAATAAATATATTTAAACCGTTTTAACTAGGTGTTTGATTATATAATTTGGTTGATTATGGTTTCTGAAACAATCGAATACATTCCCAGATTTTGGCCGATTCGTCTAGTCCAAAAGCACCTCTTTTATTTGCCAACGATAAAAAACTAACCATTACATTTAAAGCGGTATTTTCGTCGGTAATTGGAACATCCACTAATTTCACTTCTGTTTGTGGTGGCATAGGAGGTTGTGGGGTTGGTAAATTGTCATTATTTTCCATTGTAGATTACTATGGTTATTGTTTTTAAGTTTTTTATATTACAGAAAGGTTTTATTTATTGGTTGTTTGGTTTTTATTTATTTTCTTTGTTAAATACATTTAAAGGTTTATCTAGTAATTATTTATAACAGTAAATGACCGCGCATAATAATAACATGTTGGATAGTTCCATAACCAATAAGGAAATTAAAAATAAGGGGTTCTTGTTATTGGACGCAATGTTCAAAGAACACGGCTGGCACATTGTTAGGAATGAAATGAATTGGCTCTGCTATAGTAAGATGGGTTATGAGACGGATTTATTTGATATTAAGATTGACAAAACATCGATACATGTAAGCATTCCAATTAAAAACAGTCCTTTTCAATACCATACAACATTTAAGGATTATTTTCAGGCTAGCGAATATGTGGAAGCGAGGTTTTTTGATTTTATACACGAACTAAAAAAAATTGATTAAATAAATAATTTTGTTACTACTATTACAGAATTATTTATACGCACTCCTCTAAAATGTCTACTCCATTATCCACGCAAGAATTATTTATCCAAAAAACACTCACTTTTGAAAATAACTTTATGAATAATGAAATCATTCCCGTTCCCATCAAAGATGCCAAATTTGGAATTCTTAATTTACAAGCAGTTTCGACCCCTGTTAGCGCGAACGCCCATGATTTCGTTTTTACGATTGATTGTTCCGCTTCTATGACCGATATATGCTCTGATAATAAAACTAAAATGCAACATATTATTCACACTTTAAAAAATATGATTTTATATTTCAAAGAAAATCCAAACATTAAAAACCACATTACCGTAAATGCTTTTGACGATAAAATTTATCCTATTTTGGAACGATGCACCATAACCAATGAAAACTTCAAGGAAGTTATACAGAAAATCGAAGAAATAACACCTAGAGATAGCACAAATATTGAGCTGGCGCTTAAAAATGTATCTAAGATGGTTTCCAATATAAAAGAGGGTTGTTCTACCTCTATTATTTCAAATATATTTATGACGGACGGAAATGCCACGAGTGGTAATGGTAATTATAACGCATTAGCACAACTCGTCGATAGAAGTATCACCAACGCGTTCATTGGTTTTGGCATTCATCATGATTCTACCCTATTGAATACAATAAGTAATGGTGATAATAGTGCCTATTATTTCATCGACCAATTGGAAAATGCTGGATATGTTTATGGAGAAATTCTCCACGGAATTATGTATAAACTTCTTAAAAATGTAACCGTTTACGTAGAGAATGGTTTGGTTTATGATTATAAAAATAACACATGGGACTCTTCGCTGGTAATTGGTGAAATCGTAAGTGAAGCAAATAAAATATTTCACGTTTGTTCTAATGATCCTGACAAATGTCTTGTAAGATTAACCGCGCACATGGCAAACGATGATTCGACGTCTCTGGAATTTAGTATTCATAATGAAGGGCGTGATGTAAATGATCGTAATACATTTCAAAAATATATTTATAGACAAAGAACACTACAGCATTTGTATATGGTAAAAGATTTCTTGAAAAGAAAAAGTGACGCCAATATTACAAAAGATTCTATATTTATGAATGTAAATAAACATGATGTAACCGAATTTGGAAAACAGGAAATTAGAAAAGAGGAAACCAAAATAAGCGAAAATCTTAGAACCTTTATTGTAGAGATGAAAAATTTTATGTTGGAAAATAACTTATATGAAGATAATTTTATGAAAAATTTGTGCGATGATATTTATATTTGTTACAGAACATTTGGAACTATATATGGGGATATGTACGTGTCTTCTCGACAACGCTCGCAAGGAGCTCAGCGATGTTATACGGTCAGTCACACACCAGAGGATGATACTCATTTAGAAGAGTATGATAATAATAATGAATGTGGAGGAGGAGTTCTTACACCTGGATTATTAACCAGACGAAATACTCGGTCGATTATTGGGCTATTGCCAGACCTTGGGCTATCGCCACACCATAGGCTATCGCCACACCCATTAAAACATAATACAGTGAAAATTACAGACGCGCCTTATCTCACTCCTACTTCTAGAAAACTTATGCGTGAAATCAGTGGTAAAAATGATATGGATAGTGATAATGATTCTATGTCAGTAGAGCTGTAAAAAATAAGGGAAAATAAAAATATGTATTGAAAATATATATATTTTTATTGTGCAGAGGTGGACGTAGTACTAGTATTTTCGGTTGTTGTGGGTGGATGTCTATTTTGTTTTTGCAATTCGGTTTGTAGTTCACTCAATAATGGGAATTCATTGGGGTTGACAGTTTCACTCAAAAATGACGGCATCGATTGTAATGGATTGTCGTTGATATTCCATAGTGTTTGCCATATATTACTAATAAATGGTGGTTTATTTTTTACATTTAATTTAAAAGGACAACTATAGTCTGGCGTTTCATTGATGGCTACACACGGATTACATGGTCCATTTACAAACGTAAAGCCTGGAATAATAGATTCCAAATTAGTATAATCTACTGGGGTTACTCTCGACGTTTGTTCGCCATATATCCCACCTTTACCTGTGTAGGTGGTTCTTTCTAAGGTCGCATTGTTTGGATTACTCATGTTGCATTTTATTACATCGTCGCTTTTGTTTCCCAACAAACCTGCTTTATACGGAAAATCGCCGAATCCATTTGGTAAATCTTCCATTTTATTCCCTGAGGGGTCTTGTACTAGTACTCCATTAATTAAAAATTGTCCTTCTTTTGTTTGATACGAGAGAAGTCTTAAAATAGCGGCTTCGTTGTAAATAGTCATGGCATAATTCAAGCCATCGGCCGGTAATGTTCTGATGAAAGTATTGGCGTTTAAAGCAGCCATATAGAGCTCTTTGGTTTTGGGGGACCAAGGCCACATTCCATGTTCGTTAAAATATGCCAATTCTTCTTGACTTGCTTGGTTTTTTTGTATCATATTCACATCAAAAATTTTTTGTGGATTAATAGTGCTTTGAATCTTAATAAAATCCTTGGTAGATTGGGGGTCCCAAGCAAAGCCTTCTTTTCTTCTCGATAATTGCAGAAATCGATACATTAATACGATGAGAAGTGTGATGACTATGCCATATTTAATGTTGTAAGATAATACCAGAATAGACATTGTTAATAATATTAAATTACCTAAAAGTGTATTGAAGAGAGAAGTCAAGAGCTCTGGTATGAAATATAAAATTAACCATAAAACTACCAATATTGTTAATAATCCGATGATTTTTGTCCGATTCTCATCATTTATTAAGGTTTTTAATTTTTTAATATTTGTGAATAATGATTTCATATATTATAAAACTATTAAATATTTGTATTCATGATTTTTTGTTTTGTTTTGTATTTTGAATATTATTGTAATATATATAATAATATTCATATGAATAATGCGGATTTGAAAATTATACCTTATACGGCGACATCTTTGTCTATTGTAGGAAGGCTTATTTTTATGTTCTTGCTTTATAAAAATAAAAGCGCTAATTCGCTATCTTTATTATTTTGTATTTTGAGTATTTTCTCATCGAGTATGTGGATATATTATAGCATTAAATTAGATGATATGCCTATGGTGGTTAGGTCTTCTACCGAGCTGTCGTTATTAACCATATCAACAGTTTACATTGTTAAAAATAAATGTTTACATTATCATAATACAAACACGATATTACCCACTTGAGGTCTGGGTCTGGGTTTATTGGTTTAACTTCCAGTGGATCCGAAACCACCTGTACCTCTAGCAGTATCTTCCCCCAATTCTTCTTTGCTACCAACAATTTCTACTATAATGGGCACTAATCCTGGTGCGCATATTTGCAAATATCGTTCATATTTTTTACCAAAATAATCCGCGCCAGGTATTTTTTTTTCTGGTTCTATATTTACGACATCAAACATACCCATTAAATGGCCTCTATATCCAGCGTCTATGATTCCAGTTGAATTTGCCAAACGTAATTGCGTCTTAGAAAGAGAAGAGCGTGGATACATATAATATCCTGTATTGTAATTCTTTCCAGAATCCACAAACATTCGCGCTGCACAGCAAATTTTTAAATCCAATTTGTTTACAGGATGGGTGTCTTCCCATCCTGGACCAAAAAATGGCAAAAAATCGCCATATATACTTTCTTCAGGAGGGTCATTTTTGGGGGCAAATAAATCAAATCCTGCGTCTATGTGGGTTGATATATTTAAAAGCTTGGTATTGTGATTATGTGCGGCATTGTAATACATATCCTTTAAATTATGGTCATCTGTATCGACAAATATTTTTAACACCATTACTCTATCATGCGTCGATAGAAGTTTATTCAAAACATTTATATTGCGTAGATTATTGTTTAAAAAAGTAGACATTCTTATATCTTTATATGTATAAAAATGTTTATATTGTTTTATTTGTAGGTTGTTATTTCTAGGTGATGGTTGGTTTTTGTATGGGATTATATTTTATCGTAAGTATTTGTTGTGATACTATTGGTCGTGGATTCTTCTTCAGGGTTTTTATGTTCTTCTGGTTCTTCTGGTTCTTCTAATAAATCCAGCGCCTTTAATCGATTGTAAAATACACGCCTTCCTAGATGTAGCTTTGTCTTTTCAACATTTATAGTATCCAGCATTTTTGTTGCCTTTTCTTCAATATTAAAGGAACATTGTTTTTTTGCTTCATACATTATTGCAGATAGTTTTTCTACTTCGTATTCTAATTTATTCAGACGGGTATAATAGTCGTTGAAATTGGCTGTCATATCGCTTATTATTTCATTGTAGGATTTAGTAGGCATGTCTGCAAATTCCATTATTTCTTCAATCGTCGCATTATTTAATTCTTCTATCGTTCCGTCCCATTTTTTTTCATAAAATTGAACAGTTCCTTTGTTAAAATCAAGCATAAATATTAAACCTCTTTCCTCCTTTTCATTTATGATGCGCTCCGCATGCAAGATGTTCATATAACTACTCTGACAAAAATGAAGGAGAGAATACCAATCGACATTTTCAAGCGAATCTTTTGAAAAATCAATAAATAACTTGTTTTTTTCTATATCTGGTTTTTTAGGTATGGATGATGATTTCGTAGCTCTTATTTCTTCAAATGCTTCTTCTAAAGATTCTTTTGTTTTAAAATGTTGCATTAGAATATAAATCTCTCTCACTAATATTTGCCAAAGTAGGTCCGCGTCGTTTTCTACATACATCATGCGTTTTTTTCGTCCAATTATGTATCCGAAGGTTCCTTTGATTGTCATTATATATATACTTTTTAGAAAAGTATAGCAAAATATACTTTTTAGAAAATTTATAGTTGATTTCTTAATAAAGTGGTTTGTATTTTATTTTTTAAATTTGGTTCCTGACCTGGTTGTACTGCGGTATACCAAGATGGCGGTGTCACATAAACTGGGGTGGTATTGCAGCCTGTTGCAAAACTAGTAATACTAGTGCCACTAGCGGATTGACTACTACCTGTTTGCACTGCAAAAGGGAAAGGTTTTTGTGGACCCACTGGATTATTACATCCTCTAGTCAAGTATAAATTGTATTGCGCATAAGAAACTGGTTGTCCAAGCGTCTTGGTATATGGAGCATTGCGCGCCATATCGTTATATTTAAAACCAGCGGTGGACCTTCCTGGGGTGCACAAAGTAGGACCACAAGATGAACGATGACCTTCATATGTACCGACATTATTGACCTTAATATTGCAGGTATTCGCCGCCGCTTTGTTTTGAATATATAACCATTGACTCGCAGTATCGGTTTGATTGCCTGTATAATTCGGCTGAACCCAATAATTCGGATATTTACCATAATACGCCCAGCGGTATTTTTTATCCAACATGCCATGGGTAGATAATACAGAGGGCTTAATATACAAGTATTGGGTACCCATGGTGTCGACCACACGAGAATTGAGGACTGGTTGGACTACCGACGACGATTTACTATTGGCTACCGCACCTGTGATTTGAACATTTTTATCCGTGTTGTTACCAACTAATATGGCAGACGGATAATTGCCGCTGGAACCACCAAATCCAATAGCTTCGGTTCCTCTATAAGGAGTTCCTGATTTGGACATTTTCATATCGCGGCCTACTCCGCCACTATTTCTACGACCGCCATTGATAGAAAATCCGACTGGTCCTGGATGATGGATAGCTAATTGGAGTCCTGTGGTAGAATGACCAAATGGACCCTGGGGTAACCAAACACCGCCTGGTGCGGTTCCAGAACGTTTTGAACCATAATTGATTACCGATTTTTTTTTGAAAGCAGTTAATGACATTATAACATATTATGAGATTTTAATCAAAGGTATAATTATATAAATAATATTGTTCGTTTTTCTGGTTCTGCAATGAAACATCTCGAGAGAAGCCAATATACTTTGGTATGTTTGATTCTATGATGGTCTAAATTTTGCATAATATCTACAGCGCTACTGTGGGTTTGCAAATATTTATCATAGAAATCATGATTGCCTAATAAAGTATAAACTACTAAACAGGCTAAGCTAAAATAAGCCGTTTTATAATGGACATAGGATGGTAAATCCTTTATTTTTAATAGTTCAGGCGAGACGAAAAAATCTGTGTGGGAAAATGGATAGCTTATGAATATTTGTTCATCGTATATGTGGGTTACATATTCGGTGCCTAAAAAGACGAATGTTTGATCGTTAATCACAATGATATTTTCTGGGTGGTAACCAAGAATGGTGCTATTTTCATGTAATAAATATTGCATTTGGGTTACTAAATGTGATGTTAACAGATGGGCGGTTTTTATGGATGGACGGGGGTTTTCTCCTTGGTATTGGAGCAGCGTTTTTACGGTATGGGCTTTGAATTTGACCGTTTGGTAGTCGTTGGTGGTAGTCGCACCTAGGATGAGTTTTGTGTTGACGAGAGAATGTATGAGTGCAGGACAGGGGCTGGCGAATGCTATAGTAAATATATGGTTGTCGTATTGAATAATTTTAAAATTGTCTTTTGAAATTATTACGCTCATTTCATTTATTTTAACTTATTTTCTAAGTTGTTTATTTTTTGTTTCATTTCTTTCATTTCTTTTATTAATAAAGCGATTAGACCGGTGTAATTTACGTTTTGGTATGTTTCACCGTCTTTCTCTCCTTCGACTAAAAATGGATACGCTTCTTGGATTTCGTGGGCAATGAAACCCATATCTGTTTTTTCGGTTTGCGTGTTTTTATATATGACGGGTCTTAATTGGTCAATGGTATAAGTTTCATCGATTGGTTTTACGGATTCTTTGATTCGATAATCGGATGTGGCATTGAAGGATGATGCAGTTACAGAACCTGATATAGTTAAATTACCTGGAATTTTTACGGTTTCACTAGATGTGCCTAATACAATTTGGTTATTCCCGGTTATTGTAGCGCCACTACCTAATGCGGTAGAATTTGAATAGGTTCCGTTTGCTTGTGCTTGGTAGCCAATATAGGTATTATTCGAACTGGTGGTGTTTGCAGTTCCGGCATATCCGGCTTGATAACCGAGTGCTGTATTGTTTGAACCAGTGGTGTTGCTATATAATGCATTATGTCCTAGTGCTATATTGGTTGATACTGAACTTCCTCCTAACCCAATTGTTAAACCATTTACAGTTATATCGTCTGTTATAGTCGCATTCCCTGTTATAGTCGCATTCCCTGTTATAGTCGCATTTCCGGATACATCCAAATCATTTGCTACAGTTACATTTCCCGATACAGCCAAATCACTTGCTACAGTTACATTTCCTGGCATGTAAACCGTTTCGTTAGAAGTGCCTAATACGATTTGGTGACTGGAGGTTATCGTAGCGCCAGAACCTAATGCAGTCGAGTTTGAATAGGTGGCCGCATTTGCTTGCGTTTGATAACCAACAAAAGTATTATTGGATCCCGTTGTAATAGGTGTTCCTGCATAGCCTGCTTGGTGACCAATCGCTACACTATTACTGGCAGTCGTTACGAATTTAAGAACACTCGAACCAATAGCTATGTTATTATTTGCACTGGTTACTAAGGCTAGTGCATTATAGCCGATTGCGACATTATCACTTCCGGTGGTTGAACCACCGTACAGTCCTTGTAGAGCCTTGCATCCAATGGCTATTACATTATTGCCAGTGGTGTATTCACCTGCGTATGAACCAAGAGCACTATTATTGCTGCCAGTGGAGGAGTATAGCGATTGATTACCTACTGCGGTATTGTCCGAGGTGGCGGTAATGGTATTTAATGATTTATAACCAACCGCGGTATTACTACTTGCATAGGTAGCGTTACTTAACGTTTCACAACCAACCGCGGTATTATTACTAGTAGAGGTTATACTGCTTAAAGATAAATAACCGATCGCTGTATTGTTGTTTGTATTAATAGCGCTGTTTAATGATTTATAACCTAATGCGGTATTTTTATATCTATTGTTTTGACCGTTTGTTGCTAACGCTTGATAACCTAAAGCAGTATTACCTTCTGGAGAATTATAACCTAAGCCAATTGTTAAACCATTTACACTTAAATCATAGACAAATGCTTTTGAACCATTGAAGGTTTGTGAACCCGTAGTAACTAAACCAGGATTTGAACTATCCGCAGGTCCTAGTTGTAAATAACTGTCGGATGTTATTTGTGCGCCATTTGCTAAACTGCTGGTGGAAAGGGTTGTTACGTCTGTAAGACCAGAACCAGATGAAGATCCTGCGGGACCAGTGGGGCCTGTTACGCCCGTTTCACCCGTTTCACCTGTTGCACCTGTAGGACCTGATCCTGTTGGCCCCATTTCACCGGTTGGACCCATTTCACCTGTTGGCCCCATTTCACCTGTTGGACCCATTTGTCCTGTTGGACCCATTTCACCTGTTTGGCCTGCTGTTGAAGAACCGCTTCCTATTTCAGACCAATTGGAACCGTTGTATACTTTTAATACGGAGTCAGTTGTGTTGTAATAAATAGAACCGGTAATTCCTACTGGTGATGAGGAATAAGTTCCTATCGATAGTACTCCATTGGCAATACTATTTTGACAAGTATAAATGTATCCATTGTTTCCAGACGCAGTTATGTATTGACCTGAGGAAGACATTGCAACACACATTAAATTACCACTAGAACCGCTTACTAGCGTCCATGTTTGACCATAGTCCAGAGAAATATATATACCAGTTGTATTTACGCTAATTTGATATTGACCTGAAGCAGACATTGTCACGTAATATGGTGATACAGTAGTGTTTTCTATCCAGGTTTGACCGTAATCAGAAGAAATATAACATGCAGTGTAATTTACAGCCACTGTTTGGTATTGTCCTGAAGCGGATATACACGCCGACGTGGCATTATTTGACGCATTAAAGCTTACTATTTCGGTCCAGGTTACCCCATAATTTGAAGAAATGTATATTGAATTATTGTGGTATGGTGGTTGTGAAGGGTTTATTGATGACACTAATTGTGTACCACATGCCGTTTGGTACTGTCCTGATGATGACAGCGCAACGGATGACAATGTTTTACTGGTGCTATAGGGGTTTGACCAAGTTGAACCGTAATTGGCGGAAATATAAATAGAACCTTCGGTACTAACGAGTGTTTGATATTGGCCAGAAGCAGACATTGTCACGAATAAAAAACTGCTATTTGTAATATTTTGTGGTGGTGTCGTCCATGTTGAACCATAGTTGGCAGAACTATATATATAACCGTCCGTGGTTGCTGCTGTTTGGTATTGTCCATTCGATGAGATTGCCAATGAATTCCAGGTGGCGCTGGTTGGAGAATTGGATGATGACCACGTTTTACCATAATCCGATGAATTGTATACATCTCCTCCATATATGCAGGCAAGTTGGTATTGACCTGAAGATGACATCGCCACTGTTTGCCAACTCTTCTGTGGAGCACTTGTATTTTGGACCCAATTTTGACCAAAGTTGGCAAAATCTATTGTTTGGGTGGAGAAAATATCTGAATAGGACCCTGGCTGTAAACCTGGCGTGTTGGTAGTTCCTCCACCATTTGCATATGCCAATTGTAAATAATTATCGGTTGTTATTTGTGCGCCATTTGTTAAACTGGCGGTGGAAAGGGTGGTTACCCCTGCGAGACCAGACCCTGATGACGTGCCTGGCGGACCAGTAGGACCCATGATGCCTGTAGGACCTGTGGAACCTGTAGGACCTGTGGAACCTGTAGGACCTGTAGGACCTGTAGGACCTGTAGGACCTGTGCGACCTGTTGCACCGGTAGGTCCTGTTTTACCAGTAATACCTATGGACCCTGTGAATCCCACTGGTCCTGTATAACCAGTTAAACCTGAAATGGTAGAGTTTCTAAAACTGTTATAATATATTCCTGTCCACCCAGAACCGTTGTATACTTTTAACACGGATTCCGTCGTGTTGTAATAAATAGAACCGGTAATCCCTGATACTGCCGAGTCGCTCGCATATGTTCCTACACCAATGGAGCCACTGGTATTCATTTGTTTTATAGACGAGTTACCCATTTGTATTGTATTGCTGGCGGTTGTCTGTGCATTATATCCTATGGCAACAGTGTTTGTTAAACTTGCAGTAGTTGGACCAGCAGATGAGCCGATTGCTACGTTATACGAACCATCTACATTGTTATATAAAGAATTGCATCCTAATGCAGTGTTATAAGAACCTCGTGTATTGGTATACAAAGAAGTATGCCCTATAGATGTGTTTTGTGCTCCTGTAGTATTTGAAAATAATGAATAACTACCTATGGATGTATTTGAACCTCCAGTTGTATTATTTTTTAACGAGTTCAACCCAAATGCAGAATTATCACTGCCAGTGGTATTATACCGTAAAGCAACATATCCTACAGCAGTATTTAATGAGCCTGTGATATTATCACGTAAAGTATTGTGTCCAATAGCGATATTTGCATTACCTGTAGTGTTTGAAGACAAAGTATTATTACCTATACAGGCATTTCCATTTCCAATTGTATTGTTATATAAAGTGTTTAAACCCATTGCAACATTATAAGAACCGGTTGTATTATTCATTAACGAATAATTGCCTATTGCCGTATTGTAATCCGCACTATTACTATACAATGCTTGTGCGCCTATTGCTATATTTTGGTCTCCAACAGAACCGGTGGTTGCTCCTTCTAAAGCGCTAGAGCCTATAGCAATATTCAACGAACCGGTGGTATTATTACACAATGAACCAGCACCAAGAGCCGTATTGTGATTACCTGTGGTATTATGATACAACGAATTTGAACCTAGGGTCGTATTACAATTTCCGCTAGTGTTATTGATTGCCGAATATGCACCAACCGATGTATTGTTGTCTCCAGTGTTATTTTTCAAACTGTCTGTCCCATAATTGGTTGTATTTGACATATATAAATAGAGGGGATTTTATTTGTTAGGATAGAGAGAATTTTATTTAGTATAAGGATTGTTAAATAATAATATAAAATTAATTTGTTTTCTATTATTATGCTCTCCAAAATTAATTTTACTTATAAAAGAGGTAATCAAAATCGTAAAAAAGAAATGATATTAAAAGAGCTACAAACAAAGGAAAGAATTAAATTAAACGAGAAAAAGTCTATAAATAATTGCCTGCTTTTACCCGATAAAGTAGATAATAAAATTCAAAATGTGTCTCATATATGTACACAGACTTCAACCGAAATAAATAATATTCAATTGGATAATCTAAAGGGGGAAATAATGGGGGATACGGATAACCCCAACATAGGTAAGGATTATGAAAATAATAAAGAAATTGTTGAAATGTGTAAATTATACGATGGCAAAAAGTTCAACAGTCAATTTTTAAACATAGCGGGTTTGATTGAAACACATCCGATGTCGAATGAGTCTTTTTTGGCAGATGAAAACTATGTTGTTCCATACAACGTCGAGAGAATCCACGCAAAAGGTATTAAAATTATAAATAATGTGTATCAAAGTAAATATAATTTTGGTCGTGCCAATTGCACTGGCTTAGGCGATTTTATTCGAGGTTCATATTTTATTTTAGAATTTTGTGATGAATATAATTTTGAACCGAAAATCGTATTTAATAATTATATAGCAAAATTTTTGCGAACAAAAACATATAAATTAAACCTTATTCATAACGTTTTAGCAGGCATACAAATATTTAAGAATAATAACTTCAGTGCATATAATATCATAAATAATTATATAGTAGACCCCAAAAAAGACCACAAACATATTATGGCGGATTTTGTCGATTATATGTCTGGAAGCATTTGTCATTATGGAAACGCTTTTGTGTTTTGTAATTCTTTTCCTAGGCATCATAGTATATCCGAAAAAAATAAGGAATATATGCGAACGATGTTGGAGCCTATTGATGAAATGAAGATTTTAATACAACATACGTTACAGGAAATGCAATTGACCAGTAAAAATTATATAGTCATTCATATAAGGGCTGGTGATGGTTATTTAAAAAATGAAACGGATGCGTTCAGCGATGATTATATTCATCATTTGGTGCGTCATATTCAATTTGATATTCATAGATGTAGACAGGATGGTTCTGTGAATATGAATCATATGAATCAGCACTATTTATTGATGGCCGATAACAATAGAATCAAAACATTATTACAGGAATATTTTCCGGACTTTAAAATGGTGTTGAAACCCATTACGCATTTTGGGGAAGGAGTCATATTGGAAGAAGAAAAAGTTAAAAATACATTACTGGATTTCTATTTGTTGTCATTCGCTGGGGCGATTTTTTCCTATTCACATTATGAACACGGTAGTGGGTTTAGTTATTGGTGTGCCAAAACATTTGATATACCTTATCAGTGTAAATATATTGTTTAGAATGTGGAGTTTCCATCCAAAACAGGTAACTTTATTGTTAAAACAAAACAAATCACTTAAATATAAATTGTTGTTATGGTTTATAGTATGAAATATATTAGAACAATTCTAAGAAAAATTATGCCCAAAGAACTTCCAAAAACTCTTGGTAGATGGAATATAGAACAATGTAACACAAAAACGAATCACAAAATAGATTTGTCAAATGAAGACCATTGTGGTCCTTGTGGACAATATGCGCTCACAAAAATAGAATTACAAATGAACAAAGATAGAAAAAGTGTTGACATATAAAAAAAGTGGAACAAAATTATAAAATAATATATATCCAAAAGTGTATATATTATTGGGTTATTGGGTATAGGATTTACAATAGATTCGCTGCAGAAGAGCTATTACAATCTATAGAATTAGGATAAATGTCCCAAAATAAATGCCACGTCCATTCTAAAAATCTACCAGATTTGCTACTGGGCATATCCGTAGTAATTATCCAATGATACAAATCTTCGTAAAATTTTTTGGGTAAATTGGTTATTATTTGTTTGTGCACCAAAAATTGCGCGGAGCCGCGGTATCCGTTGGTCCAATCTTTATTGGGTAAAGTATGCAGCGGAATATAGTTTTCAACATATAATTTATACCATTCTAGAATGTCGCTATACCATTCATTCGTGAGTATGCTTCCTAAAACACAATTGTCGTTTATGTTATAATACATTTTATTACTGCTTACTGCTTCATCAAATTTGTCTACTATACTACCGAAATGATGCCAGGTATATTCGTCGTCGTGAATAAAAAACGTATAGGCGCTTAAATCGTGGTAATGGTCGATAATATATTTTAAATATACAGAGGCTTCATTACCCTTATTCACTGGAATATTATACGGATTTTCTGGGTTTTCTTTGTCGTATATGAAAATTTTGTTTTCGCCTTTTAATCGATAGACCCAATCAACATTTTTGTTATAGCGCGATACTACAATATTCATTTACAATACAGCGATACATAAAAAAAATGTTTTCGACGAATAGTGGCGGCGGCGGTGCCGTTGGTGCTTAATTTTCGGTGCTTAATTTTTAGTGGGTTTGGAGACAGTGTTTCTAGTTCGTGAGGCGGATATTTTCCAAAACCACGGCTCATCATATATGATTTTAATATCTTTGCCGTTCATTAATCGGTCAAGCGCATTTTTCGCATTTTCATTTTCGAACCAACTTTTAAAATGAATAAAAACACGGTTAAATTTTTCTCCTTTTTCAGTTATTTTATTCACAATATCTATGCGACTTATTTCGCCTAAGTGTAATTCATTGAAAATTTTTCGTATACGTTTTTCGTCTATATTTAAGAAAACACGTGGAATACATAAGCTGGGAATATCCATGGTATTTTGTTTATGATGAGTTGTATATCATAATGCTATTATGATATGGTATTTCAATTTTATTTTATTTGTTTGTTTCGTTATTGGTTTGGGTATTTTTCGGATTTACAAAAACTCCGTGTCCTATATGGGTGTCAAAGAAATCAGGACTAATATGTTGTGCATAACGGTCATCATCAAAGGTGGATGGATCAAACGATTCAGCATATTTTCGCTTTCCTAATGTTTTTTCTAATGGTATTTGTTGTGGCATTTTATTTTGTTTATGTAGTAGTTCTATGAAAAAAATCAATTTTATTTGTTTATTTTTGCATATTAGTTATAATTCATTTTCCATTTTTTTCAACATTTTTTTATAGCAATTGAATTTTTTATCGATAGAACTTTGTAATTGCGTATACACCTTTGATTGGGTGCGCATCATTTTTTCCCATTCTTCTTGACGCATAGTATCCATGGAAACTAAATATTCATTTTCATTTTCTAATTCAGCTATGGTATTTTCTAATTCGTCCAATTTTTCTTCTAATTCGGATATTTTTATTTGTAAAGGATTGTAATTAAATTTGGTAATCATAAATTTATCATATACGTAAATGGCAGTTATACCGAATAACATTAAACTCGTGTGCTTAAAATTATCATTCAAAATTGTATTGTTTATTATTGGTAATAGGATTATAACAAATAAATTTAATACTATTATGGCTAGAATAGTGATGAATATAGCTAGACCAATTGATAATAGTCTGATTTTCCATGAAATACCATGAGGAGAGTTACTTGGATAACTGCTTTCTTGCATTTTTCTAAATATGAGTTGTGTTTGCATTTGCTAATGGTTTGGGATATTTATCAATTTTATTTTATTTTATTTTGGTTTGTTGGTTTGTTGGTTTGTTGGTTTGTTGGTTTGTTTATACTTTTGTAGAGTTGTTGGCATTATACATGTTTAAAAATACATCTTTATAATTGAAAAACATACCATTTTCGTCATACATAGGTTGCCCATTTTCGTTATAATGGATGGTGTGACAAAACACGTCGCGCATCACTTTTTGAAAGGCTGCTTCATATATGAATTCATTTTGGTTTTCTATTTTGTGGCGAATTGCGTCGCTGGTTTTATAGAAAATTTTTGCCCACCCATAATGGTCTACATGTGGTAGTATTCGGAGACTGGTATTCAATTTGAGTTCTCTGAAACCAGTGGGGGTGACTAGAAATGTGTTTTCAAACATGGCGTAACGTCCTTCTATATGTGAGAAGGTGGCTTTAAATTTATCTACGTGGTTACCAATATTGGTTTCGATGTAGTATTCCTGTTGTGGTATTAGTTCGTGTATAGTTAGTTCGGTGAGTGGCATTATATAGTTGCGTTTGTATGAGTTGGTTTGTTGTTTTATTTATCAATTTTATTTTATACTTTTGCAAATTTGGATTTGTCTTTGGATATTGTTGCAGAGAGAATACTGTAACACAGTGCCTCTAGCCAGATACCCGCCAACTTCACCCTGCAACCCACCGTACTTCAACCCGCCTTCAAAACATCCTACAAAATCCGCCGTCTAGGTAAATGCGCAAGGAGCAGCAGCAGGGAGCAGCAAAATAGGTGCAAGGAGCAGCAGTGAGCGGCAGGAAAAAAGGCTTGAGCCCTTTCTCTTTATATTCTTTTATTTATGTAAGTTACACTTATAATCTAATTAGTATTCATATTCGTCTTCATCATCGGAATCAACTGCGTCGGCCCAGCTGATTCTAACTTTTTCCTCGGTATGTAGAGGCACGATTTTTCCAAATTTGGCGGTGGCGGTCAACACTAGATGATTTTCCACGCGATCTACTTCTTTAACGAGGAGGACTTCCGGTTTGGCGGCCATTTCGGACCAGCCAGTGATGGCCTGCTTCGCTTCCACTTTGGCGGTGGCGCCTAAAGCAGGGTATTCTTCGTCTTCTGAATCGCTGTCAGCTAGGACGGCAAAACTTGAGGAGGAGGAGGCAGAAACGGGTTTTTTTGACATTTCTCTCTGTTTGTAATTTTGAGATTGGTTTTTGTTTTGGTATTGGTTTTTACTTTTATTGGCCGCCATAATAGAGCAGAACTTGGCCGTATGACCATAGTTACCACAATAACGGCACTCCGTGCACAACAACGTTGGACACGTTACCATGGTATTACCGTTTCGGTCTGGCAATGAACGCACATAATGACTCGTATATTCACTTTCTGGCTTACCTGCATCGTGGCACACTTTGCAGAAAGGCTTCTTGATTGATTTATTGTTGGTAGACATTTTGAAAACTTGTTTTGATTTTTTGTTGGGTAATACAGTCTGGTCTTCTAAAAAGTATTTCACTTTTTTATAAAATCGGTGTGTTTTTAGTTTTACTCAATTTTTATTCTCTCCCCACTGAAATTTAGTGCTGCCAATTTTAAGAGGAAACTGAAGAAAATTGATTACTTTTACCCCCAACTCTAGAAGGTACCCAACAATATATCAAAGTTTCAAACTAAACGAACGACTATATCAAAATGACTACCGCTATAAATGACGTCATCTCTGAAGAGAGAATGTCCGGATTTACAAAATACTTGGACCGTACCAAAATGGACCATAAACAATACCAATATGACGGAGTCAAGTGGATTCTCCATAACGAACTTCGGACTGACCCTGTATGCAACGTGCGCGGCGGATTCATCGCCGATGAAATGGGACTCGGCAAAACGATTATGATGATTGGAGTCATGCTCTGCAATTTTGTCCAAAGAACCCTCATCGTCGTACCTCCTGTCCTCATTGACCAATGGAACGCCCAAATTTACCGCACCACTGGTCACCGTGCAGTCATCTACCACGGCCCAAATAAAAAAACGATTACCGAACAACAATTAAATCAGGCACCAGTTGTCATCACTACATACGGCGCCATCAACCTAACTAAAAAACAAATCAAAGAAAAAGAAAAGACTCTATTACATAAAGTCCATTGGTCTCGTGTGGTATTCGATGAGGCACACCATCTCCGCAACCATAAAACGACTCGCGTCTTCAGTGCCAAAACTTTAACGGCTGACATTTGTTGGCTCGTTTCTGGAACCCCTGTACAAAATAACAAGAAGGACTTCTACAGTTTGTGTTCCATGATGAAACTACCCGCCAGTTTCTATACCGACAATGCCAATTTAGTCGCCTTTGCGAGAGCCTTTATACTCAAGAGAACCAAGACGCAGGTCGGTATTGAAATGCCTGCCTTGGTCGTCGACAAAAATATCGTCGCCTGGAAGAATCGTAAGGAAATGGAATTGGCGGAAGAAATACACTCGGCCCTGGAGTTCAGTCACATTCATTCCGCCAATATTGAGAAGAACATCGTGTTAAATATACAAGAAGATGGCGGACTCTTGGCACTCCTCATGCGCGCTAGACAGGCCTGTATTTACCCTAAATTGATGGCTAAAGTGATGGAAAATGGACTCTACGATGAAGCGTTTGATTGTAGCAGTAAACTTGATGCAGTTGTAGATAAGATATTAGAGAGAAAGGGCAACGGATGTGGTAAGCTTATCTTCTGTCATTTCCGCGAAGAAATCGACGTAATCGCCGCCAGATTAAAGGCCGGAGGAATGGACAATGTCGCGTCATTTGATGGACGCACCAGCACAGGTAAGAGACTACAGATTTTAAAAGCCAATAATGAGGCACTTATTTTGCAAATTCAGACCGGATGTGAAGGCCTCAATTTGCAGGAGAATTATAGTGAGATATACTTCATTTCACCACATTGGAACCCTGCCATTGAAGACCAAGCTATCGCTAGATGCCACCGCATCGGACAGACCAAGCCTGTTTATGTCGAGCGTTTTGAAATGACCTCTTTCCCTTCGAGAGAAGAGATTATAGAACAACAAATAGATACGGTTACCATTGAGAACTACATTGGCGCAGTTCAACGAGGGAAAAGACACGTTGCGAATAATATTTTAAAACAATAATGTAACTAAATAAATAAAAAGGGGTGTTTGCACTCTTTTTTCACGGACCGCGCGGCCTTCTCTTTAAGTAGTTTTTGGTTATTTATTATTTATTGCGAAAATCACTACAAAATGTAGTTGGAAATTGGGATTTTGTTGATTTTTAGGTCCCTTCACGTGTAGTATCGGTGGAAACTTTTGGGAAAGACTTTTTTGGAAAATCCATTTTTGGACATTTTTTTTGTCCATTTTTCAAAACCCAAAATACTTTATGCCAAAAATGTTTCTGAGACCATATTTGAATTTTATGCTCTGGACGCTGAAAAAATATTTTTTATTTTGTGACGATAATTTTTTTCTTTTTTGGGGTAAATATTTAGGAACTTTTTCTTTAGGAACTATATAGGAATGGTTCCTAACGATAAAAGTTCCGAAAAGTTCCATTGCGAATACTGTGACTATTCTACGTCACGTAGTAGTCAATACCAAAGACATCTTTCTACAGATAAACACAAAATCCTAATAAATCCTAATATAAAAACACAAAACTCTTTTAGTTGTATTTGTGGAAAAACATATAAACACTCATCTACTTTATGCAGTCACAAAAAGACTTGTAAAGCAGAAGATACCTCGAATAGTGTAGTAGTCAAAGAAGATAATATCGATAAAGACCAGCTTATTTTGATGCTGGTGAAACAAAATGCCGAACTTATTAAGGAAACAACTGATTTTAAAAGTATGATGATGGAAGTGATTAAAAATGGCACTACCAGTCACAGCCACAATACTACCAATTCTCATAACAAAGCCTTTAATCTCCAATTATTTTTAAACGAGACCTGCAAAGATGCGATGAATATTAATGATTTTGTGGAATCTATCAAGTTGCAAGTGAGCGATCTGGAAAATGTAGGGGAAGTGGGTTTTGTCGAAGGGATTTCGAATATCATTGTGAAGAACCTGAATGCCCTCGATATTACCAAACGACCCATTCATTGTACCGACAAAAAGAGAGAAACCATTTATATTAAAGATGAAAATGTATGGGAAA